TTTTAGGTTTTTAGGTGTGTTTAGTATTTCTGCTATTTTATCAAGTTGGTAGTTTGTTATTGATAATCTATTCGTACTATTTCCGAATGAATCTCTAATATGTAGAGAGCATTTATATATACTGTCTTTAGATAGTTTATTTATTTCTTTTTGCTCGTAAGTCATCATGTTTACCAATTGTTAAAAGATCCGTTAATCATTTCGATAATTACAAATGTAATTGTGGGTATTAAAATAAGAGTTACAAATGTTAATCCTGCTAATGTAACTAAATCCTGATTTTTGATAGTGTGTACTAAATTTCTCATGTTTTTTGTTTTTATATAGTTGCTTAGTTGCAACACTGTAAAGATACAAGTTATTTATATACTACACAAGTTTTTTTATACTTTTTTTAATTATTTTCTTGTAAATAATAAAGATATTCCACTTTTTCCGTAAGTACTTAAACTGTCAAAAGTCCATCCTTTTTTTTCTACTGCTTTAATATCTTTTTCTCCAACTATAAAACCATAATCTTTGAAATTTATATCCATCTGGTGTTTTTGTATTAAAACATTTTCAATAAAATCTTTATTAAAAATTTTATCTAAAAAATTAGGCAAATTACCCTTTTGTTTTAAAGTTTTCATAGTGTTTGTTTTTATTTATTTTCTGTTTATATCTGTTAATCTTACTTTATCGAAATCTACAACTGCATCGGATCCATAACTTTTGATTATTACCTTGCATATATCGTCAACGCCTTTTGATAATGTATTTATTAAATACCTATCATTATTTACTATCATCACCTCCATATTATATAAATTTATATGTATTAATATTTAGCTCTTTTGCCTTAAGCCTAAAGAAGTATTCTTTTGTACTTATTCTATCGTTTTGCCAAAGTTTGCGTAATTGGCTTTTTGTATTATTTTCTTTTATCATATTATTAGTTTTTAATATATAAATATTTATTAAAATAATATTCAACATCTTTATCATCTGTTAATATATTCTTATTTACCCACTTTAATTTCTTGTCAAACCCCCAATTATACCAATATTCATTAATTTTCCCGTAATTATCTAAATCTTCATGAGCTACAATATATTCGGCTATTCTCTCTCTTTTTTCTTTTATCATTTTATTTGTTTTTTTATTTCGTCTAACATCTCCTTAATTATTTGACCTCTATGTATTTCGATATAATTAGTTACATGGTTTTTAAATATTAATTCATACATTTCAACTATCGTTTTATCATCTAGTGTTCCTAAATACGTTTCAAATTTTATCATATTATTAGTTCAAATCTGTTAATGACCCATCCCACTTTTTGCCATTCAAGTACCAGATCCAATTTTTTTGATATATTTTACCAATATTCAGACCCGATAAACTAATAACCGCGTTTAACCTCTCTTTAGTTGTAGCTGTTTGCCATCCGCAATTTGTGACTGATATAGTTTGTTCTGGATCATTATATTTATAAGCTATTGCGTTGCCATGGTATTCTAATATCGTTACATTTGGTAATACATCGACGTTCATATTAGATTTTTTAAATTTCTTACCGTTTAAAAATGCTGTTACTGATTCTTTTGTAATTAATTTCATAGTTTTTATTTATTTATTGTTATTGTTATATTGGTTTTTGATGTCTGTGTAGAAATCGAAATCATTTAATTCATATTGATTTAAATTATCTTCAATACTGTTTAATGTGTTTATATAGTTATTCATTTTATTTTAATTTTGGATTAATTACTTCTATTACGTCGATGGTTCCATCTTTGTATATATCTACCATTATTCCAGTTGTTAATTTAGTCCTTTTATAAGGTTTTAAACTATACTTTATTCTTAAGCTGTTTATTGTTTGTTTTATATATTTCATGTTTACCAGTTTTGAAAATTACCTATACAAATATTGTAAATTATAAATACTATACATGGTAGTATTACTGTAGATACAAAAGTTAATCCGATTAATGTAACTGTGTCCTGTTTTTTTACTGTGTTTAATAAATTTTTCATAATGTTTGTTTTTAATTGTTATTGTTTTTATTTGTTACTCAAAGATAATACTTTTATTTAATACTACCTAATTTATTTTTATTTATTTTACTTTATTTTTTGTTTACTAAGGTTAAACCCTTTTAACACTTCAAAGATACAAGTTATTTATATACTGTGCAAGTTTTTTTATAATTATTTTAATTTATTTAAAACTAACTTCTCTATAAGATTTGATATATGCATCCTTCATCTTAGATTCGTATTTAACTTTTTCCTTAAGCATATAGATCTCGTTAGATGCTTTTCTCTTAACATCTGCTAATTCCTTTTCTAATTCTGATATTCTTTGTTCTGTATTCATAATTTTTATATTTAGTTGTTTTATTTGATACAAAGATAATGGTTTTTTTAATACTACCAAACTTATTTTGATTTATTTTAAAAAGACTGTGAGTACTTTTTTAGTTGAGCAAATGTCTTAAATTCTACAGCCCAGTTGTTTCCATTACTTAAGTCGTAAACATTGTCACAGTCATTAGCTGTCCACATACCATTAGCTGTAGCTTGTCCTCCTCTTGCGATCCAAGTGCCCTGAGCGTCTACTACTTTGTAAGTTCCTATTCCTAATTTTGTAATTTTCATAATCTTGTTTTTGTTTTGTTATGCCTTATTGACACTACAAATATAAGTACTATTTACATACTGTGCAAGTTTTTTTACAATTATTTTAATTTATTTTTTATATAGGGTATAAATAAAAGGAACGCGCGCGCGAATAATAATATATTTTACATATGCAAGATAAATTTACGAAAATATTTTCGCAAATAAGTTTAGGATAATAGACTCTTTTTGCTTATGTTTGCAACAATATAAACAGCTATACAAAAATAAAATGTAATAACCTAATTATTTAACATATATTTAACCCTTTTTGGATTTATACGGATCCGATAAGGGTTTTTTGTGCCTAATTTTAACCATACGAAAAATTATTGATTTATGCAAATTTATTATGTTAAATTATTGCTATCAATAATAGATCTAGATAAGGAATTTTGATCCCCTCCATATTAAACGCACCCCTCCATGTTAAACATATATACAAAAACTCACCCCTCTATATTAAACAAAAAAAGAGAGGCACATTTCTGTACCCCTCCATATTAAATTTTTCCGAAATAATAATATTTTTTTTTATCTTATCACATATTTTCCTGAGTTCACACCCTGTAATAAATACATAAGACTATATCTAATCGCATCCACATAGTGATTAAATTTTTCTACTGGTTTTGCGTTACGCTCATGCCATACATAGTTATTAATCTCCTTAATAATACCTGTAGACTCAGCATCCACAACTAACTCATAGTCCTGCATTAACGCTATACCTGACAGTATACTACCCTTCTTTTTTATAGTAGGCTTTATGTTTAACCCTCCCTTTTTCATTTCAGATATAAGTCTAGGTTCTGAGTTGTCACATATAATAAGATCCATACCAGCGTACTTCTTATTTCTGTAAATAATATCTGAAGTTGATAGATTTATAGCTCCATACATCTCTTTAACGTACACTCTCCTATTGTCCTTATCTACTGAAACTTTCACTAATGTAGTTAAATCTGTAGAAAACCCAAAATCTTGACCAAAACAAGTCAAATCGTAAGGTAAAAACTGACCTACCTTCCAATTAGTGATAATAGTTCCCTCTGCTTTGTTTAACCAACCTCCTAATATCTGATGGTTATACTTTACAGGGTTTCTCTTCTTTAAGTCATACAACTGCTCTAGGTAACTATCTGATAAGTTCTCCTTATTATCTTCGTAAGTAGTATGAATGTATGTTACATCACCTTTAACACCGTTAGTACCTTCCTTTACGTTAGGATACATAAAGAACCTTTGGTATATCCAATGCTCTTTAGTTGTAGGGTTAAGTATTAATATACATCTATTTTGTTTTATCTTAGAACGTATAGAGAAATCAATCTTACTAAAAGTGTCTTCATCCGTAAGCTCTTCAGCTTCATCTAATACAAACGTTGTAACGCCACTTAAGGACTTCAATGCTGCTGTTTGGTTACCAGATGATGTTCTAATACCTTTAAACATAATAGAGCTGCCTGTGGTTAGGTAAATAATCTCATCCTTAGTTATCCTAAAGTCAGACTCAACACCCATTAGCTCAATCTTCTCTATAAATTCAGGTATAATAGAAGCTCCAGCAGATGTTAATGTAAAACGAGTAAACAGGACTTTATGTCCTGTCTCGTAAGTTAAGTTTAATAAGAATACATTGACTCCGAATGATTTACCAGAACCACGACCGCCTGTTACTACATTATATCGTGACTTCTCAGTGAATAAAGGAATGTATTTATCGTTTAGTTGTACACTATTCATCTGTTATATCTATTGTGTTATCTATTTGAGGTGTAGTATTACCATTAACAACGAAGTTGATAGTTGGAGCTACTTTAGTCTTCTTGCCTCCATCATCACCTATCTTATCACTAGGCTTGCCATAAGCATACTGCATCAATAACTGCATCTGATTAAAGTTAGCCTTAGCCAGCTCTGCCATGTGTATAAACGCTTCTTTCTCACCTCCAAATACCTCCTTCATAGCTGATACAGCAAAAGAGGATATGCGATCCTTCTTAGCCTTAGTGCTTCTAGCTGGTTTAACCTGTTTGTCTGTAGTGCTAATTGGTTTAGGAGCTAACCTCTTATTGTATTTTCGACCATCATTCTTTGATGTCTCCTGTGATTTAATGTGCTTTGCCATGAATTTATAACGATTTGCTATTTAATTCGTTTGTCGTATAGTTTATTATATATCTCATTTATACCGAAGTCAATATCTTTTAGTGTATACCTATCAGTTAGAGTAGCTTTCTGATGTCCTTTCTCCATAGAAACGAAGTAGATAACGTTATCTGTAGTAGAGGGATATATCTTGTATCCCTCTTTAAAACAGTACCTTATAGCGTCGTAATTGGTAGTGAATGGTTTTTTAACTATTTTCTTTTTCGCCATTTATATATATATAAGGTAGATTGCAATTGCATAAATCTAAATTCAATTCACATCCACACATTGATAATTGATTTTCCATGTCTATTTATCTTCTTTAGGTTCTACATCTACACCTCTAAGTTCAGCAACTAATTGCTCTAACTTGCTGATCCTTATGTAGTTCATTGAACCTACTTTTTCTAGTCTAGCTATTCTCTGTCTTTGATTCATTTTTTCTGTTCTCATATTCCTGTGTTTATTTGGTTATCATTTATTTCTATTAGTTCCCTTAACTCGCTTCTCTCCCAGATACCTAACTTTAATCCGTTTATAGACCATTCGTATTCATGCTTAGAGTGTTGAATTATTTTCACTTTATTATATCCCATTTATACCTGTTATTATGATATTAAATTTAGTTAAAGCCATCTCTACTTTATTTCTATCTCTCAGTTTATCTAATATTGCTACAGCTCTCAAATTGTCCTTTTTGCTGCTAGATAATTTATCTGAGTTTTCATAATTTATATAATCCCAAACGTCCTTAAGTCTTTTGTTATATTTAATTTTATCATCAAATGATTCTATACTGTTTGATACTGAAGAGGCTCCCATTTTAGATAGCCTAGCTATCTCCGTACAGTTATATCCTTCAATGTCCTTAAGGTACTTAAAAAGCATCATACGAGAGTCTATATACCTCTGCTCTCTGCTTATTTTGAATACATTATCTATATCCATAGCTTCTTGTATGGTACTAA